TATCTTGTTTCTGCTAATGCCTTTTTTTCTTTTCTAGGATAGAGAGACCAAAACTTTTTAAAGTCATACATATATTCTTTCGTATCATCTTTAGTTTCTTCTTTAGTATTGGGTGGTGTGGAGACCCCTAGGGTGGGGGTGTCCAGTACAGGGGGGGTGGGGGTCTGTAGACCCCTAGGGTCTATATTCTCTGTTTTAAGAGTAAGAAAGTAACGATTAGATGTGTTACCACCATCAGCTTTGTATCTTGTTTGTATTTTCAACAGACCTAACTCTTCAAACTCTTTTACTATTCTAGCAATATGCTTTGGGTCTTTTAGACCAGCCAACTTTGCTATGTGAGAATAACTTGGATAACAACTGTTCTCATCATCACAGTAATTAGCAAGTAGTATTAGTATTAATCTCTTAGTTGGTGTTTGACCTTCAAACTGAATCTTTAGTGCTTTGTTTAGACATTCTATTGACATGTTTTCCTCTCTTTGTTTTTTACTTATGGGTTAGACAAGATACTTGTAATAAAAATTTAAGTCAATACAAAATGGATTATTAAATATACTTTTCATCATAATCTCTATGTAGATGTAATTTTTGTTCTATTGCTTCTAGTAAACAATCTTCTACTTCTTTCCAAGATGTCAATTCAATTCCATATTCAAAACCATTTATATTAACAAAGTAAAACCCAACGTGGTCATAGTAAGAAACACTATAAAATGGATTATAAACATCTTCAGGATTGACCCATTCATCCAAAAGTTTCTGCACTCTCTTCTTAGCTGACATTCTTCTTTTGATATATCTCTTAGGTTCAGGAATAACAACCAAGCTCACATCTTCAAAAGGCTTATGTCTTTTACTCAGTCTTTTCTTACAAGTGGTTCTTTCAAAATCAGCAAACTCAACATTTGCATCATTAAGACTCTTAACCAAATCTTTTATAGAAGGTTGTTCAGGATGCAAGTGATGTAAGAGCAAACAGAACTCAGAAACAAACCTAGCTCCATGTAAATCATTTATAAGACAATGTGCATACTCATGAAGTAGAACTCCATAAGACCTACCCCATTCATTCCTAATCATAATCTCATTATTGCTAAAGGCATAACACTTGCCATGTCCATTTCTAAATCTAAGAGTCACTCTGAGTTTAAAGATTTTATTTAATCTCTTAATAACATCCTGACACTGTTTCTGACTTAGGTAACTGTTCTTAATCATCCATGACTGAGAATCTTCCCAGTCATAGACTTTTTGTCTTTGGATGTCTCTCACTATGCAACCTTCCTTTGTTGCATTGTCTCTAAGGAAGAGATAAAGGCTTTATCCCAAGTAGACCTTTTTATCCTTGTATAACGACTAGGGTTATTACCCCAATATCTAGTACGATATCGTACCCATTTATATCCTATAGATTTTGTCTCAACGATTCTATATCCATCAAGATAAACCCACCAAAGTTGCTTTTTATTTTTCATTTTATTCTCCTTTTCATTTTATAAAATATTTTGTCACATACCCATTATAACATATTATTCCATTTTGTTCTAATTTATTTTATCTTTGATTTTACGAATTGGATTAATTTGTGATAATATCCGATATGTAATGACTAAAAAATCAACAAAAACTAAGTTAACTGAAGAACTCAAAACAATCTTGAGAACTGAGTTTGTGCAAGGTATAGAGTTAGAGACTGGTGAGAGACAGCATTATTCCATAGAAGATTTAATCAAAAAATACAACGTAGCTCCTGCAACAATATACAGAGCATCACAGGGTGAGGGTTGGAAAGCATTAAGAGAGCAATTTAATTTGGAGTTGCAAGATAAGATTAATGCAGAAAGACAAAAATTAATTGCTAAAGAATCAGTAAGGTTTGACGATAAATTTATGACTAAAGCAAATGAAGTGATTGACCAAATTACTTATTATTTAGAATTAAATCAAGAAGCAATGAATGATAAAACAAATCCTCTACCACCAACACAGATTCTAGCATTAACCAACTCATTACTAGCTTGTCAAAAACTAGCTAAGATTTCAATGGGAGAAATAACCGAGAATATAAATGTCCAATCAACTATTAAAGAAGCAGAAGCATTTAACAGAATCATGGAACTACTGGACACTGTTAAAACAGAACGCCTTAACAGCGACAGCGAATCATTACACTGAGTGGCTAAAACTATCTCGTAAAAAACAACTAGCTCCTGAACCAGTAGAAGACTATCTAATATGGCTTATATTAGCAGGTCGTGGTTGGGGTAAAACAAGAACAGGTGCAGAAGATATAGCTTTGTATGCTATGAGAAATCCAAATGTTAGTTGTGCTGTTGTTGCTCCTACACACGGAGATTTAAGAAGAGTATGTTTTGGTGGTAACAGTGGTCTTCTTAAAATAATACCTGAAGAGTGTTATTTAAAATCACCTGACCAAAAAGGCTACTCATCCAGTGTATCTGAAATAAGATTATGGAATGGTTCTAAGATAACTGGTTTTGCTGCTCAAGAACCTGAAAGACTTAGAGGACCACAATATCATAGAGCATGGTGTGATGAAGTTGCATCATGGAGATATCCTGAAGCCTTTGACCAATTAATGTTTGGTTTAAGACTGGGTGATAATCCCCAGTGTGTAATAACCACAACTCCTAAACCCAATCAATTAATTAAAGATTTAGTCAGTAGAGATGATGTACATGTTACAAGTGGTTCTACATTTGAAAATGAGGACAATCTAGCTGAATCAGCATTAAATATGCTTAGAGAAAGATATGAGGGAACTAATCTAGGTAGACAAGAACTATATGCAGAGATAATTGATGCCTTTGAAGGTGCTTTATGGAAGCCACAATTGATTGATGAAGCAAGAGTACATGAAGATAAAGACTTACAACAAATCATAGTGGCAATTGACCCAGCAGTAACAGCTAATGCAAATTCTGATGAAACAGGTATAGTAGTAGTAGGAAAAGACTTTAATAATCATTATTATGTCTTAGAGGACTTATCAGGAAGACATCCCCCTGATAAATGGGGTAGAATAGCTATTAATGCTTTTTATGAATGGGAAGCTGATAGAATAGTAGCTGAAGTGAACAATGGTGGCGATTTGGTAGAAAGGCTTATTAGGAATATAGACAACAATGTTTCTTATAGAAGTGTAAGAGCAACAAGAGGTAAAATCCTAAGAGCAGAACCAATAGCAGCTTTGTATGAACAAAGGAGAGTTCATCATATGGATGTATTCTCAGAGTTAGAACAGCAAATGTGCAGTTATACTGGCGAAACAAATAGTTCACCTGATAGATTGGATGCCTTAGTGTGGGGATTAACCGAACTAAGCAAATCTAAAGGACAAGTAAACTGGAGAATAAGCTGATGGCACAACAAACATTTCTACAAAGGTTATTTAATAATAAACCTGAAGAACAAAAAAATTCAAACATGATGGGCTACTTTGGTGTTGGTACTGAAGAAGCTAAAAGCTATAAGTATCAAGACTTAGCAAAAGAAGGTTATCTAAAGAACGCAATTGTTTACAGATGTGTAAACGAAATATCTAAAGGTGCAAGTGCTGTACCTTTTATTGTAAAAGCAGGAGACCAAATTGTTGAAAGACACCCACTCATTGACCTACTTAATAGACCCAATCCTCTACAATCCTACTCAGAGTTTTTTAATAGCTTATTTGGTTATGTGCTTCTTAGTGGTAATGCTTACATCCTTAAAGTAGGTGGTGTCACTGGTACGCCTAAAGAACTGCATCAATTAAGACCTGACAGAATTAATATCAAGGGAAGCGGAACTGCTATTCCTGATAAGTATGAATATGTTATTAATGGCAGAATACAACAAACATATGAAGTTGACCAAGATAATGGTTTCAGTGAAGTCAAACATATAAAGCTATGGAATCCATTAGATGATTACTATGGATTAAGTCCAATGAGTGCTGCTGCTGTGGAAGTAGACCAGTTTAATATGGCAAGTAAACACAATGTTAATCTATTACAAAATGGTGCAAGACCAAGTGGTGCTGTTA